ACTAATCCATCCACCGGAATGCCCGATCTGCGAACGAGAGTTTCAGATATCTTGAGCCGTTTGGCAGCAGGCTCCGGCTTGAATTCGCGTCGGCCGAAGGACATCGTGCTGTCCTCGTTTCCGGTACCGAGTTCAGTCGTCCAATCCGCATCGTCGGGATCATTTTCAAGCGTCGGGAAGCCCAGACTGTCAGCGGTGGTCACCGGAGGTAATACATTACCGATCTGTCGCATGATGACATCGTCATCGAGCTTCTGGATCAACTGGGCCTTGAATTCCATCGGGGCGGATAGATATCCGCCGCCGGTATCCCTGTCCTTCTGGAGCGCCCGTATTTCCTCTCCGCTCAGGCCTTTCGGCCCATCCAGAAGCAATCGGCTGAATGCGCGTTGCTCAGCGATCATCGCCTGATTGCACTCGATGGTGATTGATCGGTTGACGCCGCTGACGCTCGGCCGCAGTTCGATTACCCGCCTCTCCGACCTCTGCTCATCGCCCTTGTTCTTCTCGGCGGTCTCCAGTTCGCCGCGCCGCTCGCGGACGGTCCGAAGCTCTTTCTCTTCCCCTTCCAGCCGCGTCACCCGGTCCACGTTGGCCTTCAGTGTGGCGGCGTCGTCCATCGCCTTGTCGAAGGCAGCCCGTTCCTCGGCGGTGGGTTCGCGTTTCTCGGTCTTGGCCTTGTCCATGAAACCCCGCGCCTGTTCGATGAGCCCGGCGCGCTTTTCTAGCATTTCCTTAACGATCATTGGATAAACTCCTTTGAGTTGAAGAGGTTCCAAAACACGAATTGCACGAATTCAAACGAATCGCACGAACCGTTCTAATTCGTGAAATTCGTGTTTCCCGACAAGCCCCGCGAGGCGTTGCGCTCATCATCGGATGGTCGCGGCGTCTCTTTTGCGCGTTGCGATGGTCAGGCGACGGCCTCCGCTGTCGTTCCGCGCGGCGTGCTCACAGACACGAATTACACAAATCCGTCCACGAATTTCACGAATTCAATTGCTTTTCAATTCGTGCAATTCGTGTTTTCCTATTCGTGAAATTCGTGTTATTCGGTTTCGGCCAGTCGGAGGCGCATCCTCATTGCCTCGCACTGGTTCGCTGATTGCTCGATCTCTTGTTCCGCCTGTTCCTTCCGCCAGGCATCCAGCGACCTGACGGCCGCCGTGGTGTCGGGGTAGGCGGGAAAGGTCGCGGGCCCGACGTCGTACAGCTCATCGATCTCGATGAGCGTCCGCAGTTCCGGTTCGCCTTGCCTGCCTCGTTCCCATTTATCGCCGCCCGGCGATATCCGAAATTGAAAGCTCATGCCATCCAGGTTGCCGTTGCGGACGTCCTCGACGGTATCGCGGCCGACCTGCGTATCGGGGGGGGTGGCCTCCATCCGCAGGCCCTTGTCATCCTCGAGGAGTATCAGCGTGCCAGCGGTGGTCCGCCCGATCCGCTGGTTGGGGTCATGGTTCACCAGCCCCAGCACATCGGCTTTTCGAGCCAGGACATTGGCGAAGGCCCCGCGTTTGACCTTCTCGGTGAAGCCATATACCTTTGAGAACCTCAAACTGGTCGGGCTATCGAAGACCGCGGCATAGCCGACTATCTTCGGCCTCTGGCCTTCTTCCTCGACGATCCGCATCTCGCACAGATCGGAGCACATTACGCGACGTTCCATTTCTATCTCCACGGTCTTTTTGTCTTTTGCCGGTTCGAACAGGATCGGCTTGTAATCGTGGTCGCTTAGCCACTTCTTGGCCTCCGCCACGGTGAATTTCTTGGCGTCGAATCGGATGGCCTGCTCGACCGTCGGACCATCCGGTTTTGATTTAAGCGGGCCGCCGAGGGCGCGAACGCCCGCCTTTGACCACAGTTGGACGATCCGCTCGAACCCATCGGGATCTCGCAATCTCGCCGCATGTTCGTTCTCATAGGGCATCGTGGTTTGTCCCCTTGAGCATTCGCTCGGTCAATCGTCCGGCGAACGTCTCTTCCATTTCTCTCAGCACCTGCTCGACAGCCTCCGTACCCAGAAGTCGCCGGGATTGTTCTTCGACGTACCGGCGGCTCTCGACGGCGGCCAGGCGTTCGCCTTCCGCCAGCCCCCTGGCCACGCCCAGCACGGGCGACAGCATCGAGCAGATGTGCCGCTGATGTTTGCCGTAAAAATCCCCGACGAACTCAGCGAATCCATCCTTGCCCGCCGCCTTCCGCAGGGCCCCGACCTCGCGGCGGATCAGCCGCTGCCATGTATCCTGCAGCAGCGTTCGCATCGCCTCGGAGCCGGCAGGCTTCATGTTCATCGGGTCCAGATAGACATCCCCGCCCTCGATCGGGTTCATGTTTTCGGCGTCATGAATATCATTCGTACTCAGGAAACCGCTCGTCTTGCCGATCGCATAGGCACGATACCGATTCAATGTATCGCCCCGCAGGAGGGCCTCCCGCAGGAACTGGGGGAAATACAGCTTGTCCCGCGTCGAGAACAGTTTCCGGCGGCACTCGTTCTCCCACTTCACCAGCCATTTATCGAGCGTCAGAGTCAGGAACTCGATCGCCTGCTGTTCGATGTTGCTGAACGTCGCGCGGTCCAGGTCCGCCAGCATGTGCGGCGGGATCTGGAACATCCTGGCCACATCATTGACGGCGAATTTCTGCGTCTCGAGTGCCTGCGCCTTTTCGGGCTCGATCCCGGTCGCGTGAAATTTCATCCCGCCGGTGAGAATCGCCGTCCTCTCGGCGTTATCCAGCCCTTCATGCTTGGCGTTCCAGTCCTCGCGCAGTTGCTTCAACTGTTCTTCGTTGAGTTTGCCGGGGTGCTCGAGCACGCCCCCGGGCTTCGCGCCGTTGCCGAAGAATTTTGCGCCGTACTTCTTGACGCCCATTCCAAGGGCGATGGATTCTTTGTGATATTCCACCACGCTGTAGCCTTTTAGGCCGTCGAACCCCAGGCCGGGAATATGCAGTACGTCCGACCACGGGATCTGAACCTTTCGGCCCTGTTGGCCGTCGGCAATAGCCTGCGTCTCGTACACGACGGTTCGCTCGCCCTGGAAGGTGATCACCTTGGGCGTCGTGCGATCGGGCAGGAGCGGCCAGAGGCTCACGGCCCTGCCGGCCCCGTCTCGCTGGATTTCCGCATAGCCATTGCCGCCCGTCAGGACATGTCCCATCAGCGTCTCGCGCAAGATCTGGGCCGACATGAACGGGTTGGCATCGTCATGCAGGAGTGAATAGTTCGAATGCTCGAATGCCCGCTCTTTTCCCCGGGGTTGCAGGCGCTTATAGGTGATGAGGGGCATGGCGCCGATGGCCCCCGAAATAATATTAACGGCGGCCCAGAACGGCGTATGTGTCAGCGCCTTGTCCTCATCGACGGCGATGCCAGCGGCGGTATCCATTCCGCCGGCGCCAAAGAGTTTCTGCACCCAGTAGGCGGGCGAGGCGGGATTCCCGCCGGTCTGCTTGGTCGCGCGTCGTTCCAGAAGATTACTGATCACGCCCATGTCTATCTCGATATCCCATCATGGCGTCCAGGTAGAACCCCAGTCCAAGCAGGACGGCGCCCCATTCCCATCCGATGGCCCGGCCCAGCCCGTAGGCGGCCGTCGCCAGCCCGATCAATGCCACCCATCCCGGTCTCATCGATTCTCCCGTGAACCGTTAGAGGAACAGAAGGTCCGTCCCGCCGCTTGCATCCTCGACGCTCTCCCCGGTCAGCGCCAGTCTCATTCCCGTCGCCAAGGCGGAGATGCCGTCGATCTTCTCTGAACTTTTCATCTTATCCGGCCAGATATTTTCATGCCGATCGACCCAGACCGTGACATTCGAGGCATTCCACCGAAGGACCGGATGGCCGCCGTGGGCCATTGCCCGGCTCTTTATCAGCCGCTCCATCTCCTTGCAGGCCTCGCTCAGGCTGATGCCCTGGCGGACCTCGATGACCCGCTCGGGCTCCCACCCGTCGGCGATGAGCTGTTGGCCGAACTGCGAGGCGTTGTACGGGTCAAGGCCGATCTGCTGGATTGAATAGATTTCTCGCCGCTCGTTGAGGCAATCGCGGATCGCGTTGTAATCCGTCACGTTGCCGGGCGTCATGTGCAGGTATCCCTGTCTCGCCCAGTTAAGCAGGTGTTCCCGGATTCGCGGTTCGCGCTTGCGGCTGTATTCGGCCGGTATCCAGAACTCCGCCACGAACCGCCACAGCGGATCGTCCGCGTCGGGCGGAAAGCTGAACACCATCGAAGTCAGGTCGATCTTGCTGGCCAGGTCGACGCCGGCCCAGCAGGCACGGCCCACCAGCCGATCCGGATCGATCTTGTCGGAGCACGCATCCCACTCCGCCATAACGATCCATCGCCGCTCCTGCTCGGTCTTGATGTTGAGGTGAAGGCGCTTGAACGTATTCTCGAACGCCGGGGATTCCTGGGCCCGCTTGCATTCGGCCGCCAGGAATTCCTCGGAGATGCTGATGTCCAGGTTCGGGTTTGCCTTCGCCCATATCTTCGGGTCTTTCCAGTCGTCGTCGATGTCGGCGGCATGGATGATTGGGAGGAACGCCGGATTTTCCACAATCCCATCTCGCACCCATTCGGCATACTGCTGGATCTCGTTGCAGATGGAGGGCCGTTCGTAATCGCTGGTCGTGATGTAGACGATCAGCGGCTGCCGTCGGGCCCCGGTCGAGGTCGTAAGCGCGTCGACCAGTTCGCGGTCGGGCTGAACGTGCAGTTCATCGATGATGGCCAGATGCGTATTGAACCCATGTTTGGTACCGGCCTCGGCGGAGATCGATTCATAGGAACCGTCATTCTCAGCGAACGTGATGGAGTGTTGGTACGTCGTCGATCGCTTGGCCAGTTCCGGCTCGTTGCGGATCATCCGCGTGACGATATTCCGCACGAGCGAGGCCTGGTGGCGGTCGCCGGCGGCGGAGTACATTTCCGCCCCGGGTTCGCCGTCGCAGAACGCCACCAAGCAGGTGATTCCGGCCGCAAGCGAGGTCTTGCCGTTCTTTCGCGGCACCATGATAAAAACCTCGCGGTATCGGCGCGTCCCGTCGGCGCGTTTCCAGCCGAAGGCGTTTGCGATGATCGCCTTCTGCCAATCCTCCATCTCGAACGGTTTCCCGGCCAGTTCGCCCTTGACGTGCGTGAGGCATTTTGGGAAGAAATCGCACGCCCGCTGCGCGACCTTCGCATCGAAGCGGCAGTCTCCGGCATCGCGGAACGGATCGTAGCCCGGGATCAGGCGGATGATCCGTTCCATCTTCCGATCTAGGCGTCCCCGAATACCGGGTTTCCCCTTCGCGTCAACGCCTTTGGAGATAGGGTAGGCCGCCGACTTTCGATCAAAGGGAATGCCCTCCGCAGGAATTCCCAGCGATCGACGGGACGGCTCCTGTTTAGATCGCCTGGTGGAAGAAGCCTTCCTTGTCTTTTCCAATATTGCTGTCATCGGTTTGTTCGCTGGTCCGCACTCCGGCCCGGTCGGCGGGGCTCAATCCCAATCTCGCCGCCGCGTCGATCGTGTTGCGATATGCCATTTGGCAGGACATCTCGATCCGCCGTCGCTGAACGCTGCCCAGGTGCGCTGATGCCTTTCGCAGGGCGCGCTCGGCCTTCATCCACCGCGAGTAATTCTGGCAGT